ACCATCAAGAGATGAATCAAACACCTCATCCATAATCAACAGGTTAGTGTTAGCGGAGTTTTTGACACGCGCTACTTCACGCCAAGTGAAGAGTAGGGCAAGGTCGATTCTCATCTTTTCACCTTCACTAAAAGAACTATAAGAAAAGTCTTCGTGAATAGGAGATTTGATAGATTCGTTAAATTCTTCGTTTAAATAGAAGTTAATATAAAAATCCATCATCCGAAGATAACGATTAACCTGTTGATTAATGAATGGGAGATACTTCTTGATGATTTTTGTTTTTACGCCATCATCCTTTAAAAGGGAATAGGCAAAATCGTGATAAACGATTTCTTGTTTTTTGTCTGCTAGTTCTTCAATTGTATTGTGGAGATTAGTTTTAAACTCTTCTAACTTTTCATGTTCAGTATTTCTGTTCTGTAGGTTACTGGTAATAGTTTGAATTTCATGTTCAAGTTCTCGTATCTGTCTCTGGTTGAGATTAATTCGAGTATTGTTTTGAGAAATGTCATGTGTTAGATTAGTAATCTCCTTCGATAGATCGTTGAATTGACGCTCTTTTTCTTGTTCAAACTTGATGGCGTTTACGAGTTCGTCGTAACCTTCCTTGAGTTCCTTTGCCTTATTTTGAGCGTCACTAATTCTATTTAAACGAAACTCTTCCGCAATATCTTGTTGACAAGTAGGGCAGACCGTATTTTCTGTAAAAAATTGATGCTCTTTGGTAATTGTGCCTACCTTTTGAGAGATTTTACCTTTCAAATTGTTTAGTTTTGATAACTTTTGCCTTGCACCAGTGACTGCTTCCTGCTCCACAGTTTTACTTTCAACATTCCCCTCTAAAGAAGTATTTGTTTCAATATAATCATCAACTTCCTTCATTAAAGAAGTAATTTTATCTTTATTAGATTTGATATTTTTCTTTCCACGATTCTCAAGTTCTTCGATGAAATTACTCTGCATTTTCATCTTATCTTTAAGGTTTTCCCTTTTCAAATCAAGAGACCTGACCTGACCCTTCTTTTCCTTGATGGTATCTTTTACGATATTATTCATCGCAGAAAAAATGCGTATGTCTAGTAAATCCTCAATAACTTCACGACGCTGAGAAGTGCTGAGTTGCATGAATGGAGTGAACCCAGCAGAACCTAGAATTACAATCTGAGTAAAAGACTTATAGTTTAATTTAAGAATATTTTCTTCAAGAATACGCTGCATAGAACGATCATCTGCTTCACGATGAAGTGGTGTTCCATTTACAACAATATCAAATACATTAGGTTTGATACCACGACGAACCAAGTATTGACGAGAGTTTACAGAAAATTCAATCTCAACTACACACTCCCTTTCATTAGAAGTATTAACAAGTTGAGGTTTATTAATTTTACGATATGGTTTATTAAATAAAACAAAAGTCAGAGCATCCAGAACAGTTGATTTACCTGCGCCGTTTGTTCCAACAATAAGATTCGTATTTTTACCTTGAAAATCTATCTCAGTATATTGATTGCCAGTTGATAGAAAATTTTTCCACTTAATCTTTTGAAAGGTTATCATACTTTGGAGGTATCACAATATCGTTCGGCGTAATTACCGCGTATCTGTAATTATACAACCTACAGGTCCTTATGGCAAGTGGTCCATCAACCTCTACAACATCAAGTTCTGTAGGATCTTTTTCCTCTTCAAGTTGCATAGCGTATCTCTCAGCATCATCTTCTTCCTCAAACAAAAAGAGAACTTTTTCACCGTCATTATTCTGAACAGCGTATGCCCCATCCTCCTTTTTGTCTCTGAGAGTAAGAAGAAACATTAGTCAACCTCGCAAGCTTGATTATAGATTTTCTGCAGAATACCTTTGATGATACTTTTATCACAGTCCATTTCTGCTTCATCAATATATCTATTTAAAAGAGAGATTGTGTTTTCCGAATCGTCTGCCTCAAACTCTTCGTTCTCCTGAATTTCAAAGTTGTCAACAATCTTAAGTTCTTGAACTCCGACACTATAGAGTTTGTCAAGAAATTTTTCAAAGTCTTTGGGTTTAGTTTTTTTCTTGACAATAACTTTTACAATCTTTGATTTATATTTGGTAGCATCAAAGAGTTTGTAATTTGTATCTTCATAGTAAATGTTATAGAAGATGCTGTAAGGGTTATCTACATGAAAATGCTCTAAGGTCTCAGTATCAAATATGGTAAACCCTCTAGGGTCATTCACATCATTCCAGAACATTTCATATGGATTACCTAGGTAGAAGATTTTTCCGTTATTTGATCGTGTATGGTAATGACCCGAAAATGTCCGCTCGAACTTTTCAAATAGTGTGCCATCCATACCGTCTTCCATGATGTGACCGCGATGCGCTCTAAATCCGTTGAGCTCAAGGTGCCCCATCGCACACTTGCTAGTTGAACCTTTAATAGAAAGGAAACTACTTTCAGTATTTTCCGCATTGATCCAAGGAATAAACAGAACTTGTAATTTATCTAGCATGACTTCCTCACACTCTGGATAAATTTTTACATTTTCATATTCTTTCAACAACAAATCTACAGTATTAACTTCATTTGTATTTTTATAATATGCAGTGTGATTACCTACAATTGTATGGACAGTGATGCCCATATCTCTCAAACGATTATAATACGTCTCTTTTGCCCAATCAATTGCCCACAGATCAATACTTCGACGATTGTCAAAAGTATCTCCCATATCTACAACAGTAGTGATGTTATGCTCTTCTAGATATGGAAAAAAGATGTCATCATAAAACTTCTTAAAATGTTCATGAAGGAACTTAGAAGACTTTCGTGCTCCAAAGTGCTGATCTGTAATAATGGCAATCTTCATCTATTCTTATATGTGATATTATCTTTAATTGTGTTGTAATCTGAACTAGTACCAGAAAGAGCAGTATTATCAACATTCATGACTTCATCAAATCCAGTCTTTTCAATAATTTTCGTCTTAATCTCCAGTTGCTTCTTCTCTTTCTGAATTCGACGTAGAAAAGCGTAGTGAATAATCTGAGTGAAATAAGCGAATGGATTCTTAGATTTCTCTGGATCAAAGTTGTGAATATACTGAACACAGTTTTCAATACCATCAGAGATCATATCATCCCTGAACATATAGTTCACAAAGTTTGGTTTATAAGAAAGGTGTGTTGCAATTTTAAGAAAGCACTCTCCCAAGTAATTACTAATGGGTGGTTTTCCTTCCCAACGTTTTGAACGATCTTCTTTCGTAGGTTCTCTTCCATACCTACTAACAAAGTCTTGCTCTACTTTTGATCTGTAAACAATGAGTGCCTCTAGCAACTCTTTGTTATTCACATAGTGTTCTGATCTCTTTTTGGACATAACATCACTTTATTGAATATTCTTTATGTTTATATTATAGCACACATTCAAAGCTTGACAAGATGACCAAATGTGAGTAGAGTGCCTTTGTGAGGTTTCAAGGATGAGCTTTAGCTTTCTTTATTATCTTTGAGTTTATAGAGGTTCTCTAGCATCTCTCTAGCATCTTCTACTGTTGTTACGTATCCCATCCTCTTAGTAACTTTAGATTGATTACTAGAAGAACCTAACAGTTGATTATCATCCTCTTTATCATCTTGATCATCATTTAGATAATTATTGTAGAACTGAATAATACGTGTTTCTGTAATTTCAGTCATAGTAACAATCTTATCAAGTTTTATAATAAAGAAATCATCGCCAGGTATCTGAAGCCATGGTTTTACTTTAATGGCATATCCATTTCTTATTTCAATAAGTTTCATAATTACAGGATTTTGAAGAACTAATACAGGATCTCCATCGTTATCGTCAATACAGACGTGTGCGAATAATTCTTCACCAGTAATTAATTTGACTGTACAATAAAATTCTTCTCCCATTAGCTCCTTAGGGGTATGTTTACAATGTCATAATTAAAGTTCTCTTCGTTATAAACTTTAATTCTTTCAATTAAATGATTAAGTGTGTAGTTTCTCCGGGATTTGTAGGAAATGTCGTCAGCAATATCATACAGAGTTGCCTTTGTTTTGTTATTTCCTTTTCTGAGTACTCTACCGATTGACTGGAGATTGCGTATTCTGGACTTGGAAGGAGAAGCAAAAATAACATTATGCAGATTCTTAATGTTAATACCTGTGCTGAATGTTCCGTATGAAGCAACAATAATTGCGTTGTTTTCTTTTTCGGTAATCTCTCTTACTTTCTCTCGGTCCTCTGTATGGACACCTCCATGAACAAAGAATACGTGTCGTTCATCAAGTCTACCATTATTTATCATGTCATATAGTGGTTGTCCATGACCTTCTACTCTTGCAAATAAAATCAAAGTATTACCCTTTAGATCAAGTGCAAGATTTCTAATGAATTTGTTTCTACGATCATGATTAATGATGTATTGAACTTCATCTTCAAAAGTTTCAAATTTATG